GAGGACTTGTTCGCACAAATCCAAAGCGACAAAGAGATGGCCAGCCGGTTTGGCTTGTCTATGGCCTTCGAGCCGTTTGGCAACAAGTCACCAGCAACACCAGAAGTCGAAATGGATACGGATAACGATGGCGACGTATAAACCAACAGACGGAATGATTACAGCCGCCAAGCGAGGGCTTGAGTGGCGTCGTGAGTATGGTCGTGGTGGCACAGCCGTTGGCGTGGCTCGTGCGCGAGACATATCAAACGGCAAGCGGTTGTCTGAGGATACTGTCAAGCGTATGTATTCGTTCTTCTCACGTCATGCCAACAACAAAACCAAGCACTACGACGAGAAGAAGCCTGACGGTGGGCCGACTGCTTGGAGAATTGCTTGGGATTTGTGGGGAGGAAACGCTGGCTTCACTTGGTCGCGCGGAATAACCGAACTATTGAAAAAGGAAGATAAAGAGCGTAACATTGATGAAACTCTAACAAAGGACGTAGAGATGACTGAAGAAGTAATCGAAGCGGAAGCCGAAGTGGTTGAAGCTATTGTTGACGAAACCCGTGAGGTTGAAGTCGAGGAAACCGTTGAGGCGTCTGAGGCTCTCGAAGTCGGAGCCGAGGTAGCTGAGGACACCGAAGAAACAGTTGAAGAAGAAGATGCTGGTGTTGAAGAAGCATCAGAACGCTTCTGTGCTGAAACAATTCATCACCGTGCCACAGATATGAAAGCTGGCGCGATTGACGAAGAAACACGCCGAGTAAGAATTGCAGTCTCCAGTGAAGAACCTGTTGAGCGCAGTTTCGGCAAAGAAATTCTCGACCACACTGAAAAGAGTGTCGATTTGTCGTTCGCGAAGTCTGGGCGTATGCCTTTGCTTCTCGACCACGACCCTCGGCAACAGATTGGTGTAGTAGAGGATGTTACTCTCGATAGTTCGTCTCGCGTGTTGCGGGCAACAGTTCGGTTCGGTAAGAACGGAATGGCTACAGAGATATTTAATGACGTAATAGATAAAATTCGCTCAAATATTAGTGTTGGATATCAGGTCAATAAAATGCAGAGAGAAGGCGAGGATAGCTACCGCGTCAACTCCTGGAAAGTCCACGAAGTATCTTTGGTCTCTATCCCTGCTGACACGTCTGTCGGCGTTGGTCGTTCTAAAGACACATCAATTGAACCCAAAATTGAAACTATCGAAACAAAGGAGACAATTATGTCTGAAATCGATATCAATGTTGTAGCTGAAGAAGCTCGTTCTTCACGCAACAAGGAAGTCGCATCAATCATCGAATTGGGCGCAAAACACTCTCGTAGTGATATGGCCGCTAAAGCCGTTGCCGAAAACAAATCACTTGACCAGTTCCGTGGTGAACTGCTCGACGTTATCGGTGAAAAACCTCTCGAAACTGCTGAAGTGGGTCTGACTAAAAAAGAAGTTCGTGAGTTCTCAGTAATGCGCGCTATCCGTGCAATGGCTAATCCTTCTGACCGTCAGGCCCAAGAAGAAGCCCGCTTCGAAATGGAAGTTTCAGAAGCCGCACAACGTGCAACTGGCCGCACAGCCCGTGGCGTAATGCTTCCAACCGAAGTTCTGCGCTCTTGGGCGCAGCGTGATGTCAACACCTCTGACGATTCAGCCCTGATTGCTGAAGACTTCCGTGGCGGCGACTTCATTGACGTGCTTCGCAACGCTTCAAGCGTAATGGCCGCCGGTGCAACCGTTCTTAACGGTCTGCAAGGCAATGTTGCTATTCCTAAGAAATCAGCCGCTTCGTCTGCTGGTTGGATTGCAACTGAAGGTGCTGCCTCTGCTGAGAGCGAGCCTACCTTCGGTCAAGTTACAATGACCCCACGCGTGGTTGCAGCTCATACGCAAATTACGCGACTTATGATGCAGCAGTCTTCTTTGGACATTGAGAACCTCATCCGTAACGACCTTGCTCAAGGCATCGCCTTGGCAATCGACAGCGGTGCGCTTCAAGGTTCAGGCACTTCTGGCCAGCCTACTGGCATTAAGAACACTGCTGGCATCAACACGCCAACAGCTTTCGCTGGTGCAAATCCAACCTTCGCAGAAGTTGTTGCAATGGAAACTGCCGTTGCAGAAGACAACGCCCTGTTGGGCAACTTGGCCTACATCTTGCCAGCCTCTATGTATGGTGCGCTGAAAACAGCATTGAAAGATGCTGGTTCAGGCCAGTTCGTAGTCGGCCCAGATGGCCAAATCAATGGTTATAACGCCATTGTTTCGAACCAAGTCACTGCTGGTGATTTGTTCTTCGGCAACTTCGCTGATGCCCTGATTGGCCTTTATGGCGGTCTGGACATTGTTGTTGACCCATACAGCAACAGCACAAGCGGAACTGTCAACGTGACGGCCCTCCAAACCGCCGATATTGCGGTTAGACACGCTGTCTCATTCGCATACAATTCGTAGGCGATTAAACACAAGTGAGGGAGAGGGGCTTCGGCCTCTCTCCTGACCTTTTATTTATTATGTAGGGTGGAAGTATGTTTTATTTAGTATTGAAGAACACAGTAGCTGGCGGCAAACGAGTGCAAGCCGGTGATGTAATCGAACTTAACGACACGAACGAAAGCAGTTCGCTTGTAGCAATGGGTCGCGTTGAGCCAACATCTGCTCCGCAACCTAAGAAAGAAAAAGTAGTCAAGAAGTCTACTAATCGCGCAGTCACTGACATCGAAACGCCAGAGGCTGAGTAATGGCTGTTGAAACCGCAACTGAACTGGCAATCTTCTTTGAGGTTGACGACTTTGCGGTCACTGCATCCTATACACCGCAGGGCGGCTCACCTGTAGCTGTTCGCGGCATTTATGACCAAGAATACCTGGAGCTTGACAGTGGCGGTAGCGTGGCTTTTGCAATCAATCAGCCACGCTTTCAGTGCGCCAGCGCATCCGTCGCCTCTGCCGCAGAGGGCGACACACTTGTAGTGTCAGGCGTAACTTACAAGATTACTGTCGTGCAACCGGATGGGACTGGCGTAACAACGCTTGTTCTGGAGAAGCAGTAGATGGCACACGTTCGCAAATCCATCAGGGATAACGTAACAACAACCTTGACCGGCCTGGCAACGACCGGCGCGAATGTTTATCAGACGCGCTTTTACCCGCTTGCCGAAGCCAAGGTTGCCGGACTTTGCATCTACACCAATAGCGAAGATGTGGAATACACAACCTTGTCGTTGCCTCGAACACAAATGCGGTCTCTTGAGGTTATGGTCGAGGCTTATGTAAAAGGCACAACAAACATCGACGACACGCTGGACACAATCGGCGTTGAAATTAGTGAAGCACTTGCAACCGACGTAACACGCGGCGGCTTTGCAAAGGATACAAAAGTCACCCGCTTTGAGGCAACCTACGCAGGGGAAGGCGACCAGCCTGTTGGCGTTGGAAGTTTTACGGTTGAGGTTTTGTATGCTACACTCGAAAACGACATTGAAACTGCTGTATAGGATTGATATTATGGCGAAGCGAATTACAGTTTACAAAGGTTCTGACACGATGGAAGTCTGGGAAGACAAAGTTGAGAGCCTTTCACGGAAGGGTTGGGCTACTGAGAAGGCCAAGCCAAAAGCCGAGGTGAAGGCTAAAACACCAACAACTGAAACAACCCTAACTAAAGAGGCTTAAATTATGGCAACACATACAGGTAGCGAAGGCACTGTGAAAATCGGAAGCGACCAGCTTGGTGAAATCCGTTCATACACAATCGAAAGCTCTGGCGAGACCATCGAAAACACAACGATGGGTCTGTCAGCACGGACATACGTTGCTGGTCTTACGACCTTCACCGCGTCTTTCGAAGTTTTCTTTGACGAAACAGACACAGCACAAAATGCTGTTGATGCTGGCGCAACTATCACCTTCTCTGTTTATCCAGAAGGCGATACTGCTGGCGACACTTATTACACAGGCTCAGGCATTGTGACTGGCCGTTCAATCACCGCCGCTTTTGACGGTATGGTTGAAATGTCTTTGAGTGTTCAAGGCACAGGCGCACTAACTGAAACAACCGTTTAACATTAACAGACAAGGGGTGGCACTATGTCTGCACTAGGCGAGCGCATTAGCGCAAAAACAATCACCGACACAAAGCGTGTTGAGGTTGAACAATGGGGTGACGAAAACGAGCCGTTGGTTCTTTTCGCCACCCCACTAAGTTGTGGTGATTTTAACAAAATTCAGCGCAAACATCCTGATTTCTTGAATAACATGACCATCGAGGCTCTTGTCGATATGGTTATTTTGAAAGCCTTGGATGCCGAAGGCAACAAGGCATTCGATGTTTCCGACAAGCCGGTATTAATGCGCCAACCAGTTGGCGTCATCTCTGGTGTTGCCGGTGAATTGATGGGCGAAATTTCTCAGGTGGACGACGTAAAAAAGGACTGAGCGATGACCGCATAGTGGTTATCGCCTTGGCCGACCGTTTAGGTAAGACCATTGGCGAAATCGAACAAATGCCTTACAATGAACTCATCGAGTGGGTCGCATACTTGGAGCATTTGAACAATGGCCGTAACACCTCTTAAAATTCCTATCATAGCCTTTGATAAAACAAAGGCGGCGTTTGCGTCAGTAAGTGGCGGACTTAATAAAGTCCGAAAAAGCATATTCAGCGTGAAGTCTGGTATCGTCGCCCTTGTTGGCGCGGCTGGTTTTGGCGCATTTGTTAAATCCGTCATCCAAACCAACAGAAGTTTTCAATCACTTGAGGCGACCTTAAAAACCTTCCTTGGCTCTACTCAAAAAGCAAAGGCGGCGTTTAATGTATTAGAGGACTTTGCTTCTCGAACGCCGTTTAGCGTTGAGGAAGTTGTAAAAAGTTTCAACAAAATGATTGCGTTGGGTTTAACCCCAACAATTTCTGCGCTTGATGCTTTGGGCAACGTAGCAAGCGGCACAGGTAAAACCCTTGAGCAATTTGTCGAAGCCGCCGCAGACGCGGCTGTGGGTGAGTTTGAACGCCTGAAAGAGTTTGGTATCAAGGCCCGAAGTGAGGGCGATAAAGTAACCTTCACCTTTGGCGGCGTAGAGACTTCAATCAAAAAAGACGCGACAGCCATTCAGGGTTACCTGGAAGAATTGGGGAGAACAAAGTTTGCCGGTGCAACTGCGGAGCAAGCAAAAACCTTAAACGGTGCGTTCTCAAACCTTGGCGACAGCTTTGCAAACTTCCAACGTCAAATCGGCGAGGCCGGTCTTAACGATGCAATTAATTCACTGGCCATAGCACTGTCCGACATCTTGCGCGATGTCCCAGAATTGTCCCGTGCCATCGGTGAGGGTCTTGCTAAGGCAGTGAACTTTGTAACAACGGAATTGAAAGACGGTGTTCCCGTTATCAAGGACTTCGCAAGTAACTTTGAGACCAGAATGGTTCAGGCCGCGTTTAACGTTGTCTCAGCACTTGAGGAAACGCGCAGAGCTTTGAACTTCTTTGGTTTGCTTGACGGGGTTTCTCTTGCAGGGCCTCTTGTTATGTTGGGTGAACACCTTGAGGCACTAAGGCTTAAATCACTCGAGACCGCAGACGCCGGTCAAAACCTACGGCTAACTCAAGAACAATTAAATGAAAAGTTGAAGGAAGTAACCGGAACCGTCGTCGAGCAAGAGGAAAAATTTGAAGCCTTGAGACAGGGGTTTGATGATTATGCGTCAACCATACCGTCGATGGATAAGGCAATCAGCGACATATCTAACAAAGGCATGAAAAGTTTCGAGGACGCACTTGTCGGTATTATTGACCGAACAAAAAGCGCGAAAGACGCCTTTAAGGATATGGCGCGAAGCATCATCAACGATTTAATCCGCATGGCCATTCAGCAAAGCATCACAGGCCCATTGGCCAGCGCACTAGGTCTTGGGATGCCGACAGCACACGCTATCGGCGGGTCTGTTCAAAGCGGCAGAATGTCAGTAGTCGGGGAAAGAGGGCCGGAGCTATTTTTGCCAAATTCTTCAGGAACGATTGTCCCCAACAATAAACTCGGCGGCGGCTCTGGCGTAGTTGTTAACCAGACAATCAACATCACCACTGGCGTGGCTCAGACAGTCCGCACCGAAATCGCACAACTTATGCCACAGATTGCAGAGGCGTCAAAGGCCGCAGTGCTAGATGCCAAGCAACGTGGCGGCAACTTTAGTAGGGCGTTCTAATGGCTATTGTATATCCGCTAAGTTTACCGACTGTATCCGGCATCAGGTCTATTGTGCTTCGCACTAAGAACTCTGTCGGCATTTCACAGTCACCATTCACATTCAAGCAGCAAGTTGTTTCCTATGGTGGTCAGGCTTGGGAAGCGGATATTTCCCTTCCGCCTATGACTAGAGATGACGCAGAGCAATGGGTCTCATTCTTATTGCAACTAAAGGGCTTTCAGGGGACGTTCCTACTCGGTGACCCGTCTGGCGCGACACCTCGCGGCTCTGCGGCTTCTACACCCGGAACACCTGTTGTCGATGGCGCAAGCCAGACCGGAGGGTCACTTTCCATCGATGGGTTGCCAGCAAGCGCAACTGGCTACTTGAAGGCTGGTGATTACATCCAGTTAGGCATAGGGTCAAATGCAACATTACACAAGGTGTTAAGCGACGTTGATACAACAGCAGGCGGCAAGGCGGCGATTGACATTTATCCGTCGATGAGAAGCGCACCGGCAGACGGTTCTGCCGTTGTTGTTTCAAACGCCAAAGGTGTTTTCAGACTATCATCTAACGAAACGCAGTGGAGCATAAATGAGATTACTCATTTCGGCATCACATTCGGGGCACAAGAGGCAGTTAGATGAGCCGTGATATTCCTTCTGACTTAATAGAGACATTATCAGATGATGTAATTCATCCGTTCTTCGCCATTGAGTTATTCTTTGACACTTCAATACTTAGGTTCTGGTCTGGTGTTGGAGAACTGGAATTTGGTGGCAATGTTTACACTGGTTCGGGTAATATGATTGCCGTCTCTGCTATTGATGAAACATCTGACATTTCAGCGCAGGGCGCGAGGCTGACGCTTAGTGGATTGCCAAGCGAGATGATTAGCCTTGCCATCAATGAGCCATACCAAGGGCGCAAGTGTTTTATATATTTTGGGACACTCGATGTAACTGGCGACAGATTAACTCAGCAAAATGGTCACCTGATACTAAATCAAGACAGCAGTGCCATATTAGGTGAAGGTGGTTTCCGCGATACAGTAACTCAAATCTTTTCTGGCTACATAGACCAGATGAATATCGACGAAGGGCCAGAGACATCGCAGATTTCTGTCGCGGTTGAAAGCCGATTGATTGATTTGCAACGGCCAAGAAATCGTAGATATACAGATGCAAACCAAAAGTCCCGCTTTCCTAACGACAAAGGGTTTGAGTTTGTTGAGAGCTTGCAACAGAAGAAGTTTGCTTGGGGGCGATAATGAAGCGGGATGATTGGTCAAACAAACTAAACGAATACATCGATGATGTTCGTGACTTGCGTTTTCAGTGGGGCGCGAATGATTGCTTGACCTTTGCCAATACAGCGCATGAGGCTATGACCGGCGAACAATTCGCGGCAGATTGGTGTGGCGGTTACAAGACAGCTTATACTGCGAAGAAGTGGTATGCAGACCTGCTAGAGAAGCAGGGGTTCGCAACTATTATTGATGCCATTGATGCGCGTCTGGAACGCCTAGACGTTGTCCTGCCGCCTCGTGGCAGCATAGTTGGTAGGGTAGACGCATCAGGTGTAACCGAGGTCGCTCTGGGCGTCTGTATTGGCGAAACTGTTGCGTTTATTTCCCGCGAAGGTGTGGTATTCTTACCCGTGCAAGATGGTGATATATTCTGGGCGGTGG